CTATGCAGGTGATGGTGAATCCATTATTAATGTTACACAGGGTGTGGAATTAGCAGAGGGAATCACATTAACTCCACAGCAGTGTACTGCATGGGTAGGCGGTATTAGTGCCGGTGCAAACATTAATCAATCCAACACCGGAAGAAAATATGATGGCGCCATTGATGTTGTTCCTCGTATGACAAAAACGGAGCAGGAAGCGGCCATTACTGCCGGTGAATTTATCTTTAAAGTGGATGCTGCCCAGAATGTTACTGCGGTATATGATATTAACTCATTAACTACCAAAACAGTTGAAAAGGGTGAAATATTCAAGAAGAATCGTGTTGTTCGTACCATTGATGGAATCCATAAGGATGTTTCAGAAATATTCGAATCTAATTACGTGGGAAAAGTAAATAACAACGCAGACGGCAGATCATTCTTAAGAGCTACATTAATTGAGTATTTCAATGAATTGCAAAGAATGGGAGCGATTCAGAATTTCACACCGGAGGATGTAACAGTTGCATCCGGAACAAATTCTGACGCAGTGGTTATTGATTGCTACATTCAACCTGTGGACAGCATTGAGAAGATTTATATCTCAGTGAATTTAGCATAAGAAAGGGGAACTAGATCATGGCAGATAATTATGTAAGATTAAGTGATACTATATCCGCAAAAGAGGGTAGGGCGTATATTATCGTAGATGGACAGCGTAGAGAACTTTTTGAAATCTCCAGTCTTAAGGCACAATTAGAATTAAAGGTTCAAGAGCGCCAGATGCTGGGGCACCGCATGACGCAGCATAAAGTAATTGGAGCAACTGGTACCGGTTCTATGACAATGTATTTTATGAATTCGGAGATGCTTAATTTAGCCATAGCTTACATACAAAAAGGTAGGTATAGTGGTATAACGCTTGGTGTTGTAAATGAAGATGCACAATCTACCGTTGGGAAACAAGAAGTAAAAATAATGAATGTTTTATTTAAGACAATTCCAGTTGCTACGCTGGATGACCAGTCTGATGATCCAATTACAATTGAAACGGAATTTACATTTGACGATTTAACTGGTTTAGAGTTCTTTAGATTACCTGGAAATTACAATAACTAACCAGTCTATGCCCAATTATAATTGAAATTTATATTTGATGATCTGACCGGTTTAGCGTTCTTTCAGTCACCTGCAAATTTTAGATAATATGGGAGCTTCGGCTCCCTTTTCAAGGAGGAAAATAATATGAAATCATTAAAAGCATTTTTAAACCCAGTACAAGTAGAAAACAAAGAAGTTATTGTATCCAATCGATTTAAAGAAAACGATAAAGTGGTTCCTTTTATTATAAGACCCATTACCCAGGAAGAAAATAAATTACTAATCAAAAAATATACAAAAAAAGATAAAAAAGGTACAGAAGTCTTTGACAGAGCCGAATATGTACAGGCCTTAACTGCCAGTGCAGTTGTTTTTCCTGACCTGAAAAATGCTGAGTTACAAAATGCATATGGTGTGTTAGGTGAATCTAGTTTATTACAAAAAATGCTATACGTAGGTGAATATGCTGAACTAGCAATTGCAGTACAAGAATTAAGCGGTTTGGATAAAGATATTAATAATGATATTGAAGAAGCAAAAAACTAATAATGCAAGGTGATCCGGAGGCAAATTTGGCTCACTTTGCATTACAGAAATTAAAAATTCGAGCGGGAGTTTTACTGGGGTTATGTTCAGCAAACGAACCTATGGGGTATCAGGAAAGGGTATTTACCTATGGCAGTATATTGGTTCGAGTTGAACAAGAAAAGAATCAAGCCTCTAAAATAAAATCGAAGGGGGGAAGATAATGGCCACATTAGATACTATGCTTATGCCACTTAATAATTATCCTGCTACTATTAACCAACTAAATGCTCAACTAAATATCAATACCCAGCTAAATATCATTAATCAACTAAATATCAAAGCGGATATACTAGCAGATATAATGACGGATGCAGGCGACAGAACAGAAGAATTTAATGAAAAACTTGAAGCTACAGGAGCAAGTGCAGAGAAAGCTAGCAACAAACTTAGTAAATACTTAAATATTACAAAATTAGTCAAAACTGCTGCTAAAGGAATAAAAATAGCTGATGCATTTATAAAAACGAATTCCAGGCTAAATTTAATTAATGATAGGCCACAACCTGAATTGCAAGATAAGATATTTCAAGCAGCTAATCGCTCAAATGGTTCCTATATGGATATGGCAAATATGGTGGCTACACTTGGCTCAACTGCAAAGGATGTATTTCCTACCAATGGCGATGCAATAACCTTTTCTGAGTTGCTTCAAAAATCAATGAAAGTAAGTGGCGTAAGTGGAGCAGATCAAAGCACTACTATGCTACAAGTAGCGCAAACAATGGGTAAGGGTACATTAACAGGTGCTGATTTTAGTTCAATCAGTCAGAAAGTACCTTCAATTCTGGAAGCTGTTGCTGAATATACAGGAAAGTCAGAGGAAGAACTTAATGAATTAGCATCTGCTGGATGCATGTCAGCTGATATAATAAAAAATGCTATGTTTGCAGCAGGAGATCAGATAAACAAACAGTTTGACTCTATGGATGTGACATTTGAAGAAATTTGCAACCGCATAAAGAATGAGGCCTTAAGAGCATTTCAGCCAATTATTGAAGCCGTTAGTGAATTAATTAATAGTGCTACATTTAATGAGATAGTGGACAGCATTATTATTGGAATAAATATCTTATCATCGGCAGTTAGTGGAATAATTGATTTTATTGTTACAAATTGGCCAATCATAGAGTCTATTTTGTTAGCAATTGGGATATTTCTAATATATCAACTTATTGGATACCTTACAGCTGCTATACCAGTGCTAATGACTAATGTAGCCTTATGGTGGGCTATGAATGCTCCCATTGTAGCTGTCATAGCGACAATTGCAGGCATTATATACATGCTTCAATCAATGGGTGTAACCTTTGAAGATATATTTAGCTTTGTAGGTGGTGTAATTGGAGTATTTGTTGGATTCTTCGCAAATATATTTATTACATTATGGAATATTGTTGCTGATTTCGTTAATTTCCTTGGAAACGCATTTAGTCATCCTATTAAAAGTATTATAACATTATTCTACGATTTGACAATAACAGTCCTCGGATTTATTGAAGGAATTGCAAAAGGAATTGAGAATTTGCTTAATCATATACCTGGTATTAAGATAGATATAACAAGCGGATTGACAAGAGTTAAAGATAAACTTGCCGATGAAATAGCAACTTTTAAAAGCGAAGCTGATTTAAAAACGTTCATGGAGAAAAAGGAATATTTGGATTATACGGAGGCAGCTGTAACTGGTGGAAATATTGGTAAAAAAGTATATGGATATTTAGATAGTTCTTTAAGTAATTTTACTAATCCTTTTACTGGAATCGGAACAGGAGATGAAAACGGAAATAAAATCAATATAAGTGATTTTGGAACTTCCGGGAATCCTTTGACGGTTAAGGGGACCGGAAGAAATGATGCGATGGAAGTTGATGTGTCGGATGAAGATTTAAGCTACTTAAGGGATATAGCAGAGAGGGATTATATTAATAAATTCAGTACGAATACCCTGGCACCAAATGTAGCTATATCTTTCGGTGATGTACATCAGGAAGCAGACGCTGATAAAGTAGCGG